ACAAAGTTATACACATCTTTTGCACTATTCATAATAGTACTTGCACCCGAACTTGTTTGAGTTGCACCGCGCTTAACATAAGCCCATGCGTTCTTAGGAATCATTCTGAATGTTCCTTTTTCATCACGGCCCCAGTAAACAACAGGCATACCGTCCCATTTTAATTCAATTGAATCATAATTATCAACCATGTGACTCATACGTTCAACTGCATGTAGTCCACCGCTACTACCATTTGAAATGACAAGGTCCTCTATGTGTTGGTACTTACGTCCAACACCGGGTGCTGCCGCTTCAAATAATAATACGTCTGATAATTTCATTTTCTGTTTTTTTGCACAAACTGTTCAGCGAGCATTACTAATTCTTCTAATTCTTGTATACTCTCACAATGCCAACGGCGTAGTGCTAGTGCTTTAGGAGTAGGTTTACCACTTGGTGTTTTCATAGGACCCTTGTTACCGCCCATTCTAGCACAGAAACTTTTGCGACGGTTGGCAGCTTTGCTGCCTTTCTTCAATTTACTTGGTTTAGTTGTTACGGCAGTCTTTAGTTTACTACCTGGATTTTCTCTACGATAAGCATTCACCGCCTTTTGACTCATACCAGAAGTCTTATCATGGTGATTGACCTTGTTCCAATCTTCGTCAATACTTTCATTAGGTACACAGTTGTTAACTCTTGTGTCGCCTTTCTTTTTAGTACCTTCTTTATGATAACCAGACCAGCAACTTGGGTCTAAGCGTTGTTTTTCTTCATCTACATTTTTAGGCTTCTTGTGATGCTTTTTCATATTGACAGCAATTGCTGCCTGTTGTGCAGGATTAGCCGCTTCAGTTATAATTTCAGTTATTCTCATTTTAATATCTCCAGTGCTTTACGAAACCATTCAATACTACCTTCAGTAACTGACTCTGAAAAATACTTGTCTTTAATTGCTTTGTATTTCTCAGGATATTGTTCAAGTGCTTTCATCATTAGTGTAGGATTACCCATGTCTTTTGCATTAGCAGTTGGCCCAATAATAATTTTAGCAATTTGATCCTTATCATTAGTAACAAGTTCTTTTGTTTCTCTATCAACTAGTCCTTTATATGGACTCATCATTAGACTAGCATGTCCTGGCAATTGACTCATGTTTGCTAAGTCTGCCCACATACCATGAAGTGTACCGCCTTTTAGTGTAGGATCACTGTAATCATGCGTATGTAATGGTTGTGCCGCTGCCGCGTTCTCTACTGCCATTATATCAACTTGAACTACGTTATTAGAATTACCAACTGGAACGCCTACGTGAATACTTACACCGGTACGTGCGGCAAACAGACCTTTACTTTGAAAGTATTCTTCTAGTGCTTTGCGACTTAATTTTAATTCTTTTGCTGGAAATACAGTCATTAGTTCTTTTGCATCAACCAATACGTCAATGTCACTTGAAATTTCTTTTTTACCAGCACTACCAATAGGATAAAGTTGTATAGTAGGGGGAAGTATCTTTTTTAAATTATCCATGACTGAACCAAAGTTAGCTTTTTCTAACTGCACAGCGTTTGGGACTACATTTCCACCTTCAAATAATTTCATTTTAGTAACTTACCTTAATACTTTGAATTGTTCCTTGACTGAACATATTTATTTGCGCTCTCATCCAAACAAAGTTGCCTTGAATATTAGTATAATTGATTTGTGTTAGATTATTTGCTTGGATAGTATGTACAGTGAACCAATCACTTCCTATTGGATTCTCAACTAATGTAGCTTGGATAAGAATCTTACCACTTACACCAACTAGATTCCATAACAATGTTTGTGTATCTCTGTTCCCTAGATGATAGTTGGCTGCTGGTTTCCTGTCGCCCGTAACAGTTGATATATTGTTATACGGAGTCTGTGGTAACAGAATCTGAGTGGTAATTTGGCTCATTATGCTACCTCAGTAACTGTTCCAACACCCGCAACAAAAGCCACGTCGCCAGTCGCAGTTGAGGTAAATGTAACTGCTGAATTACTGCAGGTAACCACCATTGCTGTTCCGTTATATCCCGCTGGGGTAACATTAGTAACTAATATGTTTTGTCCGGGCAAGAACGGAGCATCCGATTGTGTATCAAAACTCAAAGTAGCTATATCTCCAGTACCGGCTACATTAGTTATTGCAACTGAATTACCAATGATGGTAACATTTGCTATACTTGCAACATCTACGATAGTATCTGCCCCAAATAACCCTTCAATGATTCCTGACAGTGAAGTTTTGATTTCTGTAGAGGATGCAAATTGAGGTGAACCCCCGTCAGCAATAATTTTAGTGAATTTTAATGTAACAATTTCTTGTGTGATTTGAGCCATAATATGTAATACTCCGTTTTTATAAAATATTTATCTTAGGCTTTTACGACTTCAACGACTACGGAATCGCCTACTAACTCTTGGGCGACTTGTTCTAATGCTTGTTGAATGTCAGCACTGGCAATAGTAGAAACATCTGATTCGCTGTCCTTGACTATTTTGCTGAGGGTGATGACTATGTTTTCTGTGACAATCTTTGCCATGGTTAAATACTCCAATTAATAGAGTATTTATCTTTACTCCTGGCGCTTCTCTAGTTTGAATCTGCGCTTAATCATATCCCCAAACATCAAAGAAAGTAAAGAATTGGTACTTTCATCGTCATATTCTATATAATAATGTGCTGAACAATAGTTTATATGCCAGGATTTATAGTGCCCTTTTAGCCAGTGACGTAATGCATCGCTAGGAACTATAACTGTTTTAGTGTTCTTATATCTGTTTATGAACTCAGACAATTCGTCTTTAAAAGTATCCTTGACACGCTTACTTTTCAAATAAGCACGATATTTGTGCTTGGGTTCTTTTACAAAGGTTTTAATACCTGTGGGAGCAATATCAATTATCTCAGTGAAATTGACATGTTCAGGACCTGCAACATTGCGTAGTGTATGCAACAATGCTAAATCGTTGCTAAAAATACCCGCTGTGCTACCCTCAATTCGCATTGAACAAGTCTTGGACTTTATATGTTTATTCTTCCAATCAATGAAAGTCTCAATGTCATCTAAATCAATTGCTTGAATACGACTAGAATCATAATATCTTCGGTTAACTTCTAATCTTCTTAGATAGTCCAACATAGTATCAATGCCATGCATGTATGCTAATCCGGGGATACTAAATCTAGCACGGTATCTGTACTTGCCGTAGTACAATACGTCCCGATAATCTATTGTATCTATTTCTGGTAACTTAGTTGACAACATTAATGAATCCATTACTATCTACCTCTACATTAATTTTCTGTGCTACATCAAACACAATTTTATCATCTACTAAGTTTGCTGTAACTGTGCTATTCTTAATCTTCTCAAACAAAATCTTCTTACTTAAAGGTACACGAATCAACTCGTCAATCTTGCGACCTAGAGGACGTGCGCCCATTTTATTATCATATCCATGTTCTGCTAGATACTCTACTACTGGTTCACTTAAGTTAAGAGTAATATCATGTACGTTTTTAAGACTTTTCTTCAATTCGTCTGTGAACTTGATAACAATCTTTTTAATAGCCAATGTGTCTAGTTTGTTGAACTTACAAACCATGTCAATACGATTTCTGAACTCTGGCTTAAAGAACTCTTTCAATGCTTTATCATCTTCACCTGACTTTTCCTGTGATCCAAAACCAATAACATTGCGTTCACTATCACTACTGCCCAAGTTACTGGTCATGATAATGATACAGTTTTTAGCATTGACTTCTTTGCCATTACTACCTGTAACTCGACCTTCATCAAGCAATTGCAAGAATACGTCAAATACTTCTGGGTGAGCTTTTTCAACTTCATCAAACAATAATATTGAATATGGATTCTTACTTAAGTCATTGATAAGCTTACCACCACCTAATTCACCTTCACCAAAGCCAACATATCCTGGGGGCGCACCGATGAACTTAGCAATAGCATGTTTTTCGCTGAACTCACTCATGTCGTACTTCAACAATGTCATATCTAAGTTTTTACTTAACAATTTAGCTAACTCAGTTTTACCTGTACCAGTTGGGCCTAAGAACAAGAAGCTACATGTTGGTTTAGTTTCATTACCAATACCCGCAAATGATACATAAACACGCTCAAGTACTTTATCAACTGTTTCATCTTGACCATATAGTTTGTCTTTGATGTTAGATTCAAGGTTCTTGATGCGGTCATCAGTGACATCACTCATTTTGTCAGCAGGTACACCTGTATACCGTTCAACTTGTTCGTGTATCAACTCTTTAGTGATTATTGCACCCACGTTTTCAAGCACACGTTGTTTAGCACACGCCGCATCCAACAAGTCAATTGATTTGTCTGGATTCTTGCGGTCGTGAATATAGCGAATAGCACATTCTACGCTTGTATTGATTGCTTCGTCTGTAATTTCTACGCTATGGAAGTCATTCAATCGTACACTTAGTCCTTTAAGAATACGAACTGTACTTTCTTGACTTGGTTCGTCAATAGATACACGATAGAATCTACGCATCAATGCACGATCCTTCTCAAAACTTTCATAGAACTCTTCCCATGTTGTGCTTGCAATTACTTTCAATGTGCCCTTAGTAATTGCTGGCTTAATCATGTTAGCAAAGTCAACACCACCGCCACTAGCGTTACCTGAACCCTTCATGGTATGTGCTTCATCAATGAATAGAATAGCTTTGCGTTTAGTATTCAATGCTTGTAGGATGTTTTTAATCTTTTCTTCAAAGTCACCGCGGTATTTACTACCCGCAAGTAAGTTAGCAACTTCAAGCGAATACAATTCATGATCCTTTAAGAATTCCGGAACAACTTCATCTACAATTTGTTGCGCTAGACCTTCAGCAATAGCAGTCTTACCAACACCAGGATCACCAACCATCAACACGTTTGACTTGAATCGTTTAGCTAATACATTGATGATATCATCAACTTCTTTACTACGACCAATCATTGGCTCAAGCTTACCGTCTTTAGCTAACTGTGTTAAGTTAGTTGTATATTCTTCTAGAATTTCATCTGCTTGAGTATCACTTAATGCGGAAGTATAATTACCACCTTTGTAATGTTTCTGCCAAAAGGGTACAAACTCGTTCTTAACAATACCATACTTTAATAAGAAATAATGTGCATGACTGTTTGTCTCTGCACTGATACTTAAATACAAATCAATAGTTGTAATTGATTTACGACCAGTGAAAAGAACTTGTGTTACACCACGATTGATAGTGCGTTCTAAACTGTTAGTTTTTCTGGGTTGAACTTCTTCACCTGGACTAACATTAACTTGAATAGCACGTAAACTATCCAAATATATAGAAATCTCTTTGGTTAAATTAGTTGTGTCTGCACCAAATTGATCCAGACACTTTTTGAATGGAGGATGATTTACCAACGCTAACAATAAATGCTCTACTGTGCAATATTGATGCTTGCGTTGTTTAGCAAATTCAATAGCCTGTTCGATGATTGCTTCTATTTCTACTGAACTATGCATTCTTGTTTCCTTAAAATCTTATTTACTTGTTTCGGGACTGCAATATAGCATCTAATATTGCGTTATCTATTTTATCAGGAACTATGGGTTTAAGCAAGACATATTGGTCACCTACTGATCCATTTACTTGAAAACCCTGCCCGGGTACACGAACTTTGGTATTAGGTTGTGTTTTGGGTTTTACGCCTAAATTGAACTTAGTTCCGGATAATGTAGTAAACTCAATGTCAGTACCCGCAATTAAATCTAGTACCCAAATGTCTACTTCACTATGCAAGTCTAAACCTTCTCGTCTAAATTTCTCGTTAGCATGTACTCTAAATTCAATTATTAATACTCCGTCGGGTATCAGATTATCATAGCGCATTTGTCCACCGTTATCTATACCTTTAGGTATATCAACTCTGATAGTTTGATTTCCTGATTGCGTTCTAAATTGCAATATTTGTTCACCACCGGTTAATACTTGTTCTAATGTGATCCAAATTGTAGTTTTATAGGTAGGACGTTGTTGTCTTTGATGTCCGAACATTGATCCAAACATGTCATGTATGTCCATTCCACTTCTTGGATCAAAATTAAAATTGAATCCTCCACCAAAAGGACTACCTGTAGTAAAGTGGAATCCACCGGGTGCGCCATGCACTCCACCAAATGGATTTGGATTGTCGTATTGTTGTTTTTTTTCTGAGTCGCTTAGTGTTTCATAAGCAGTTTGAATTTTTTGAAACATAGCGGTATCACCACCCTTGTCAGGGTGGTGTTGATTTGCTAGTTTGCGATATGCTCTTTTGATATCTTCGGGGGTAGCATTTCTGTCTACCCCTAGGGTTTGATAGTGTTCCATAAGATTAATTATAACACAGTTTGTGTGTTAAGTCAATATTTATGAAGCTACGCCGGCAACCTTTTCTTTTGTACGACCGTATGAGGCGATACCTAGAACTGCACCCATTGCGATGTGATAGAGACCAGCACCTTGTAATGTTAATGGTTGCCATTGACTGGTAACTGAACCATGACTCATTGCTTGTAGTACTGACCATAATACTGGAAATACAACAAAGTCACAAGTACATGTCAACATATAAATCCAACCCATCATTGGGCGCATTTTCTTGTTGATCCAATCTGTTGCGTCTTTATCTAATTTAACTGTAGATTCTCCGCCTTCGCTCATTGCGCCGCCACCACTCTTTAGTGACTCTGCTTGATTTTGTGTTACTGTTACTGTACTTGTCATGTTAGAATTTCCTTGATTAGGTGGGGGTGTCATTACTGACGGACCCTGTGCTCCGGGACTTACATTTCCAAAGCTGCCAAATCCACCGGCAGCTGGCGCCGGTGATAAACTACCAAAACTGCTACCTGCCGGGAATGCTGATACTGTTGGATCCGCAGCCATTGCATCGTGATGGTCATCTGTTTTTGCTAATGGCATTGAGCCATCTGCTTTTTTTGCTAATAATGTTGCCATATTATAAACCTGCCTTTGAAATAAAATCTTTTAATAAACTATCTTTTTCTGTATAAACATTTGCGTTGGGCAATCCAGCAATGTTTCTCATTTCGTTTAAATCACCGTCATCAATATCTGCTATATCAACAACTTCTTCACCATCATCTTCGCTATCTTCATTTTGTTCACGATATTCTAATGGGATTGTAATCATATTTAGCTTTAATGTGTTCAAGTCTGCTTCGTACTCTTCGCCATCAATTTTAACTTTCCAATCTTCTAATGTTAGTCCAGTTAATGTCTCTAAGTCATCCAATATCTCTATCAATCTTTCTGGTGCTTTGCTTCTACGATTTGTTTCTACAAATACAACAAAGCGATTAGTCATTAACTCACCCTCGCTTACTTCACAGTCATTGACATAATCATAACCTTTGATAATCCAGTCACATAAATCTTCACCAACTGCCTTACCTTTAACTATGAAAGAGAAAGTAATGATTTCATCATTTTCGCCGGATCTAGCTTCGTATTCATCTACTGATACAGTAGGGATGATTTGATTTTCAAAATCTAAATGGTCTAAACCTTCAACAAGTACTTTTCTCATATTACATTCCTAAAGGTTGTCCGCCTGGGGCAGCACCTGCGCCCGGTGCCGGGGGAGGTACACCTTGCCCACCCAATGTTTGCTGACTCATATCGCCTTCGTCATCTTGACCCTCTTTGTCATAGTCTTTTTCATATGCATCATCCAACTCGTCTAACTCAATGTTCTGACCAGCTAAGTCAATAGTTCCTTCACGGATATCATTCATTAATTGTTTTGGAATCTCAATACGAATTAACCAAATTTCACGTTCAATCATTTTGGGATAATGTGTTCCGGCTTTGTAATCGTCAGGGCTATCAATTTTGATAGGTACTTTGATTTTTGTCTTTTTAAAGTGTACAGTGCAACCCAACTTGATAATTCTTTTTCCTGCTCTTGGGTCGGGCATTAGTTTGGCAGGATACATAAAAATACATGCCACCGTGTACTTTTTAATCTTTGGTCCATCAACTAATTCACCCAAATCCCAGTTCTGATAGGCGTACATATCGGCTTCATCTAATACTCGTTCAAAGTCTAATAATGTGGATAAGGAAGCATCGCTAGTGAAAATACCCTTGATACTATCAATAATACTAGGGTAGTCAATATCTGTGAAAAAATCGGTTGTTGGTGACTTCATAATAAAGTATTTATCATTTAAAATCTTATTATGTTGATTTAAGAAATACCGGGGTTAGCCTAATATTTATCATAATATGTGTGAGAAATACATGACTATTAAACACACTACCAAAAGTCTTAAATAAATGTGAGAGGACAGTAAACTCTCATTTCAATAGGAGAATTTAACTTGAGCAAAAGAAAAACTGGTGCTCTCCGACAGGAGCAAGAAGCTAGAACGTCATATTCTAAAAAACAAGAAAACACATACTACACACAGGAATCAAAAACAATCAACTTTAACTCGTCAAAACCTAAATCAACAAACAAGCATATAGAACTAATACCCAAATCACTCAATCAGGAAAAATACATCTTAGCATTACTAAATCCAGAAACGGATATAGTAGTGGTCAGCGGTCCTGCGGGTACTGGTAAAACTTATCTAGCTATGCAAGCGGCGATTAAGGCTATGAAAGCTGGAGAATGTGAACGGATTATTCTGACACGTCCTGCAGTGGGTGTAGATGATGAAAAGCATGGGTTTTTACCAGGAGATTTAAACGCTAAAATGGAGCCATGGACTCGTCCGTTGCTTGATGTATTGCGTGAATACTACACAGCAAAAGAAATTCAGTACATGTTGGAAGAACAGGTAATTGAAATTGCCCCACTAGCATTTTGCAGAGGTCGCAACTTCAAAAGAAGTTATGTAGTGTTAGATGAAGCTCAAAATTGTACACCTAGTCAACTCAAAATGATTATGACTAGAATCGGAATTGGCAGTAAGATTGTAGTTACTGGCGATATTGAACAAGCCGACAGAAAATCAGCCGACAACGGGCTACTAGACCTACAAAATCGTTTGGGGAAGGGGGTGATACCAGGTTTGCAGTTATGCAAGTTTGAACTGAAAGACGTTCAACGACACCAAATTATTGAACATATTTTGGGTCTATATCAGTAACCTGGTCATCCGAGTCAGAGGGGGAGATTACTTCCCCTCTCCAACCATTCTCTTCGGATAGTCTATCAACGATAGCAGGATAAACACCCTTGTAATATGCGTACAAGTTATCCCAATCAGTATCTACTCGTTGTCCATCAATAATGCATTTGTTAACTTTACGTTCCTGAAAGTCCATAATTATATTGACTGTTTGAAGGTCAGAATTTTTGATTTTCTTCCCCAAACCAACCAACTCATCAATCTTGCCGTCAGGTTTCTTTACGTAAGTTACAAGTAGATATCTCATGTTGTTAGTTCTGCTAATGTTGCTGCCAAAGAAATTTCGGGAATGCCAACCATTGATAGATTTACTAAGCCATTGCGAATTACAATGATTGCTTGGTCTTTTTGTTCTGGAGTCTTACCCCACAAGTCTAAGTTATTATACATCCAACGATATGTATCTTCAATACGTGTAGGATACAATGCTAAATGTTGTAACAATTGCTGACGACCTTCGATTACTTTACCACTCTTAAACAAACTAGTGGCTTCAAGCAATAATTCATCTTCGCTATTACCTATACTTACTGGTGGCAATAGTGTTCCCGTACTGCTGTTAACTTGAACTTGATTTAAGCACTTACGCAAGTCTGGATATGTAGCACGAACATAACTATCTAGTGTATCCAAATCAAATTGAACGTTTTCAGTAACCAATACGGTTGCCGCCCGTGCAGTAAACTCTGTCATATCAGTTTTAGTGATATGGAATTCGTGACAACGACTCTTAAGTGCAGGGATAATCTTGTGCTGATAGTTACAAGTTAGAATATAACGAACTGTACCTGCATAAGCTTCCATGTCATTACGCAATGCCGCTTGTGCTGCCGCTGTAAGATAATCTGCCTCGTCTAATAGAACGACTTTGAAGTTACCAAAAGGCATTGTTTGAACAAAGCCATTGATTTTATCACGCATATTGTCAATGCCGTTTTCACGTGACGCATTAATTTCTAACACATTGTATTCTTGCACATCCAATTGATGTATCAATACTTTTGCAAGTGTTGTCTTTCCTGTACCGGGATCGCCGCTTAACAATAGATGCGGGATAGTACCAGAACTAATCCAGCCTTCTACTTGTTGCTTTTGTCGTGCGTCAACAAAAACATATTCTTCTACATTTATGGGACGATATTTTTCTACCCAGAGATTGTTCTTCATCGTTTCAATGCTTCGTAAGTGATAATGTGGTTAAGTGATTCGCCCAAGTCTTTGTCATGGGGTACAATATGCAATGAATTTTTCATTCTGTCTGCTTTCTCATCATAATGACGCAATTCAACTACATGCCCACCGTTAGCAGAATATAGATTGAAGCAAGTGCCACGACTTTCTAACTCACCAGATGAATCATGTCTTACTGGATTAGCACGAATAGTGTTTTGTCTTTTACTACTAGTCATAACAAGATGGGGTCCGTCATCATAATCTTTTTCTTGCGGAATGTTGTTTGCCCAATGAACTTTCTTCATAAACCATTTATCAAACCATTTCATATTAATATACCTTATCACTCATTGTGTCATCATTGGGAAGTTCATCACTAACTAATAGGATATCGTTAGGATCAACTTTACGAATTGTTTTCTTACCTGTTTCATCTTCAATATCAATACCTCTAGTCCATCGTCCATGACTGATTAGTATCCATTCACCTACTTTAACATCAGTTTGCTCTGGACCAACAGCATAGACTTGTGCCCATCGTGGTCTAATACCTGAACTCTTACCATCATCACCCGGAATAATAATTCCACTTGATGTAATACGTGATTCAAAACTCATATCGGTAACAATGATTGCGTTACCGATAGGTTTTACTGCTTTAACTTGATGTGCTTCAAATGCTAATTTACTCATGTGTTTATTATATGTGAAAGATTGTATATTTTCAAGGCTTTTGGCTAACTACTTTAACAATGTCATCGACCGAAAAATCATCGGCTACTTCATCATCATTTAGCAGTTCCATTTCCTCTGGCGTAACAATATCTACTTCTTCTTCTACGGGCGGAGGAACATATGTTGGCTCATCCGGAATCAAATCAGATTTTTTTATTTCTGGTTGTTCTTGACCCTCAGGTACCATGTTATACATTTTACTAGCAAGAGTTTTATTATATACACCACTAATTCGTTGAGTATTGTCCATAATAACCTGGTTCTTACTATCAATAATATCACCTCGGGCGTTAACACCCATATTACCTGCGGCTCTTACGTGTTCATGCTTACTGGCTAATGCTGCCATATCAATTTCTTTTCCGATTGCGGATCTCATTCTAGACATTTTAATACTCCTTATTTTAAAAACTCGTCAATTGACAAGTCATAGTATAAACTATTTATCCTGTGTACACCCAATAGAAATAATACGAAACTAGCGATACTACTACCTCGTCCTACTCCCCATACTACATTATTTGCTCTCATTGTATCAACCAAATACTTAAGATATCTTAGTAACGGGAATAATCCACGTTCTTGGAACAATATCAATTCTTGCCCAGCACGTTGTAGTTCAGCGTATCCATTTGTTTGGTCAAGAACAAATCTAGCAATATCCATATCAATATATTCTTTTGGCATGAACCATTTGTTTTGATTCTGTGTGTCAAATTCTTTTACAGATAGATTTGGTTTAGTGTATACGGTGAATTGTGGTTTATTTACAATTTCTAATGATTCATTAAAGATGATAGGTTTATCAACCAAAGCACGTTTAAGTTGTGCTTCTGGATCAGTTAGGTAGATATTACAAATATCATCATGTGACAATATCTGTTGACCAAATTCATCTGTATACATTTTGCTATTGTAACAGATTACAAAACGAATGTCAAATTATGATTTGTCCGTTTTATTGTCAAAGTTAGCAAACATAACTTCGTTAGATGGACCTGTAACAATAGGAGTTATGGGTGTTTCTTCCCAACCCAAATACAATTCTTCCCATGCTATATTGTTCTTAACTAATTTAACAATTTTTTTGGATTTATTCTTTTTAGATATTGTATTAATTTTAGTAGAAGAATCATTCCACCATCCTGGTTTATTAAATGGTCCTAAGTTTTCTTCTATTGAATGTTTACACCATACTCCGTCACTCATGCTGGACGATATAGTAATATCAGTTACAACTAACCTGCCTTCATTGATGGCATTTAGTTTGGAAATAAGCATAATACCAATAATTTGGTCATATGGTTCTTCGGGTAGTGTGCAAACTTTTAAATCAGCATCCAGATACTTCTGTATTGATTCATCTTCATCTTCGCAAATGAAAATTGAATTCTGTAAACAGTGATTTAAAAAGTATTTGATACGTTCTAATGCAATATTTTGTTCACGTATGATTTCGGATTCAACATTAAAGTCTACATCAATCTCATAGTTGTTCAATATAAATTCATTGCTGAAGTATACACCGGTTGTAAATGCAAATGCACTATTAATTCTTGCTGTCATTGGATATGTTTATCTGTTGGTCGATGTTTTGTTTTTTATACATCTCATCCATACGTTTCTTTAACTCAATGTTATAGCTGTTGATTACCATTTGAATTTGGTTAGCCATATGTTGATTATTCATGCGACTTGCAAAGGTCATTTTTTGATACAAACTAGTAATAGTAGTTTGTAATTCTTCCGATGATTTTTTGGATAAATCGTTTAAATCTAAGAATGGATGAGTAATACCTAACATATAGATATTTACTTAGATGCTAGCTAGTGTGATTT